CCTGCATAGCCTCGCTCAGCTCGCCCTGTTCCTCGGCTTGATGTATGCCGGCATGTTCTAGAGTCCTAGATCCGCTTGGGTATATCAAGAAAGCTGCTCCGGAAGTAATGCCAGATATGGCTACTGATACGGATGCTGATTTAGATATAGGCACCGATCCTGATATTGATTTAGGCAGTCCTGAAGAAATGGACCTCAATTCAGACGGTGTCATTGATGAACAAGAAGTTGAAAAGTATTCTGCTCAGGTACTTCGTCGTTTACATCGTGACAATACACTGTTGTTAGAACAGTATGATGAAATTTCCGAATTACTAGAACATGAAGACATTGGTGGACATCTTCAAAACAAACTTCAGAATTTAGCTGCTGAGCTAGATGAAATTGAATTACTATTTGAAAAATATCATCCAAATGCTGCTCCTCTTGATGGAATTGGTATGGATGATGAATTAGGTGATGCAGATTCTTTGGATGAGCCTGTTCTAGATGAAGAAATGATGGAAGAAGAACTTCCAGAAGAAGATCTTGGTGAAGAAGAAATGATGGAAGAAGAACTTCCAGAAGAAGATCTTGGTGAAGAAGAAATGATGGAAGAAGATGGTGAACTAGGCCCAGAAGAAGAAGATGAAGAAATTGATGAATTAGAAGAAACAATGCCAGAAGAAGAGCTGCCAGCTGAACCTGCTGATAGTGATGATGAAGAACTTCCAGCACCTGAAGAAGTTGCTGAAGGTATGCAAACTAAAGAACTTCGTCGGAGATTGGTTAAGGCTTTGAGAAACCAATACGGAAAGTCCAAAGAAGGTATCCGCGATATGGATATTGAAGACGGACATATTCCTGGCACTGAAGCAGCCCATCAAGAATACAAAGATAAAAATGCAGTGATGGACATCAGTGAACGTGAAAAAATTGCTGACGGAGTTGCTGGTGTTTCTAAAGGCAAAAAAGCATTTCACAAAGGTGATTTAGAAGAACAAATTGCCAAGAAGGGTATTGATGTTCCTGAATCCACCACTGAACATGAAAAACCAGATACTGATCAAATGAATCCAGTAGGTGAACAGTTTGATAGATCTTTTATGCCTCTCCCCAAAGATAAACATAAGACTGTTGGGGAAGCTTCTGATTTCTTGAAGAAAATGTCAAATAACACTGATTTTTCCAATAAAGATCGTATGGAAGCTTACCACTATAAGAGAGCATTAGAAGAAATTGGCTCCGATGGTAGTGAAGATTACAATATGAAATATTTCAAGAATTTACTTGGAATGGATTCCGCAGAATCAAAGTCTATTAAAGATAAGTATCTGAAGAGTTTCAAAGAAATGGATGAACAGATTAATCTTGTCAATGTACATGATCCATCTGGATATAGACTAGATTTAGGCAATGAACCGATGCAGCAGTTTTGTGGCTCAAGTTTAATTAAGAAAAAGAACTTCTCTGAAATGGAGAAGGCAGATACTGAAGTTGACGTGACAAGTCCAAATGGATATAACCCAAAATTAGGCAATGAGCCAATGCAACAGTTTGGCGGCCCTAGCCTAGTAAAGAAAAAAGGTTTGGAAGACGGTAGGGACGATCGTTCTTTTAGCCACCATCGCAGAGCAATTGATTCTGCACGTGGTTTCTTAGGGAAACTTGCTGATACTATGGATTTTGGTCATCCACATCGCCAGGAATGTTTGGTTCACCACATAGCTTTGTCTGATGCACACAGTGCGTTAGACCCAATGCTTGATGCTATCGATGATGTAGATGTAAATATGCCAGATAGCAATGAACAAGTATCTCCAGAAAATTCTCCAGATGAAGGTAATTTGGGTGAAATAACCCCAGATGAAGTTGGAGATGTTGGTGAAAAGGGAGTCAGTTTAGTAACCAAACCCAAGAAGAAATTCAAGGAAATGAAAGATGCTGCTAAGGAAGTTGAAGTAACCAAACCAAAATCTCCATCTAAGATGGGACCAACTGATCCTGCTCAGAAGTTTGGTAAGAAGGAAGAAAAGAGTAAGAAGGTATTACCAGCTGTGGCTGCTGGTGCAGCCAGAATGGCTGTTCCAATGGCTGCTCAAGCTATTGGTGGTGCGATGGCTGGTGGCGACGACAAGGGAATAAAGGGTAAATCCTTGGAAATTCATGTAACACGCCAAACACTCCTTCGTCAGAGTGAACAATTGTCCGAACTTGAACAACAGTTAAACCAACTTGCCAACGAATTGGCAGGAAACAATGGTAACGTTTAACAATATTTTTTTGAATTGATCCTAAATAATCTCATAGGAGTTTTTAACTAATGAGTGCTACGTTAGAATCCGAAGTAAAGAGTCTACAAGATATGGCTCGCAAAACTGATGATCAGATTAACGGTTTGACCAAGTCTTTTAGTGGCTTGATTGAGCAGTTAAAGAAAACCCCAGCCCCTGGTTCTCCTAATGCGTCCCAGGTGTTTGGTCTCCCCAATGCTCGTATTGGTGAGGATCCACTAACTTCTAGAGGATATAGCTTCCTCAAGATGTTGGGTGTGGTTAGCAATCAAATCAAACCTGAACAGGCCAAGGTTGAACTTCAGGTAGCTGAACGTCTTCATAATACTCTAAGCCGCGATGCTGGCAATCAGGCTTATGATTATGCAGGGTTAGGAAATCGTTTCCTTTCCCCACTTGGTACCTCCTATTTAATGGATGCTTTTGTACCAGTAGATTTTCGTCGGGAAATGAAAAGCTTGGTCTGCGCTGGTGTAGATAAGGCTGATCACGGCGAAATGAAGTGGATGCGTACCCAGCATCTAAAGTCTCTGGGTTATGATTCCAAGGCTCTGTCTTGGTTGAACGAACTCACTGGTGGCGCTATCGTAGCTCCTCCAGAGATGGGTGAGTTGATTGAACTTTTGCGTAACAAAGAAGCATTGGTAAATGCTGGCGCTCGGGTAGTTCCACTTCCCCCACAGGGTCGTATGAAGTTCCCACGTCAGACATCTGCCAGCACCACCTACTGGGTTGGTGAAAATGCTCCTATTACAGAATCCTTGGTTGGAACTGGTGAGGTAACTCTCCAGGCTAAGAAATTAGCTGTTCTGATCAAGGCTCCTAACGAATTAATTCGTTTTGCTTCTCCAGCTGCCGAAGCATTGCTTCGTGATGATATGACTAAGAGTTTGGCTCTTGGTTTGGACTTGGCTGGTCTTCAGGGAACCGGTACTGATACCCAACCTCGTGGTGTTATTAACTTCAAGGATATCATCAAGCTCACTAGCTCTGATCCACGTCCAAACGGTGATGCATTCTCCGCAAGAGATATTTATCGTTTTGTAAGCGCAGTTGAAGAAGCTAATGCTGAGTTTGAATGCTTTATCATGAGACCAAAGTCTCTGTATAAGTGGTATCAGTTACGTGCAGATGCTGTTGCTCAGGGTGATAACCAGGGACCATTTGTATTCAATTTGATTCGTGAAGCTGGTGCAGATACTCCTGCTACTTTGGCAGGTTACCCAGTTGTCAAGTCAACTCAGGTTTCTCAAGCTCGTACCAAGGGTTCTTCCTCTAACCTTACCTACATTGTAGGTGGTATGTGGAGCGATCTTTTGATCGGTATGTTCGGAGCAATTGAGTTTGCTGCAACAACTCAGGGCGATACCAGTTTCGCTAATGATCAAACTTGGGTTCGTGGTATTCTTTCCGCTGACATCCAGGCTCGTCACGAAAGTGCCTTCGTTTGGATGGACAATTTGGACCCAACAATCTAAATATGATCGATCCCAACCTACTCTCTAAACAAGAGTAGGTTGGGGTTGAATGAACAAATATAAACATAGAAAAACGAACTTCCTAACAGGAGATTTTGATAAATGAGTGCTAATTTAGTTGTTGATATTGCCAACACTTGTGATTACAGAGCTTCCATAAGTATGGGTTCTGGTATTAACTTGACTGTTGGTGAAATTGTAGATCTAATGCATGCTAACACGTATTGCAACGTGTGGTGTGCTGGTGGTGCAGGATCTGGTGTGATTCAATTGCGCATTCAGACTTCTGATACTACCACTTCTGGCAGCTTTACTGATCCAACTAGTGGATTGCCACAAATGCCAGTAAATGTTGAAAGTGGTGGAACTTTCTGGGTGAATAGTGGTTTATGGGTAAGTGGTAACTATTCTGTTACTGCTCCTGTAGCTGACGCTCCTCAGTTCTGTTCTGGTGGTATTGCCTTTGGTGCGTTCCAGAGACCACACCAGTATGCTAGATTAATTTCTGTATCTGGTCCATTCCCCAACTGGTTTGTTGCTGGATTCGTAAGCAACAAGAGAACCACAGGTTCTGGTGGTGGTTTCTCATGGCAGCCACTTGCTGCTGGTTCTGTAAACGTTTAATGATAATTAGGGTAGTCGCGACTACCCTTCTTCCTAGCTAATCGCAACTGGGATAAGGGATTGTTTTCCAGTCCCTTATCCCAGTTGCGTTTAATATATATTTTGATATGGATGTAACATGCCCAAAAATACAAAAGTTTCAAGGTGTGTTGAAAAGGTTAAGAAACAGGGAGGGGATGTTAATCCATATGCAGTATGTCAAGCAAGCACTGGGGAAAATTATATGACAGGAAAGAAGATAAAAGATGAAAATAAAGGATTAGATGACTTCCCTCCAGAAAACGCAAAACCTAGAGCCAACCAACATAAACCAAATAGGTATATGTATGGTCATGCCAGTCATGGTAGTAAAACTAAATTAGACACTAGAAAAAATAGTAAACCATTATCAATACCAAAAGATAGTAAAAAATCTTTACCTCAAGGACCGAAACAAGGGGCTTCTACTCGTGATCCTAAATCTCCTACGTATAAAGAAAAACCAGAATCAAAATACGACCAAAGACCAGCTAAAACTGGTGACAAACCAGATCCAAACAAAGGGAAAGCAATGGCTGCACCAGTAAAACCACAAAAGAAAACCCAAATAGCTCGACCATATTCAGCT